GATTGTGTTGCTAACCTACGTTCTTCTGCTGCAGTTGCTCTTGTTTCTGCATTAGACTCTCCAATATTTAAATTTCCAGTTGCCTTTGTTGGTTGTGCAAACTCAGTTTTAGGTATAGTTGGTGGTATGGTCGTTTTATTGGAAACTGATTTATCAACACCCTCTGCACTCGGTGTTTGCTTATCTGGTGCTGCTGCTCCACCTCTTGCGAATGTGTAAAAATCTGAGACTGCTTTATTTGGTGATAACTCACAACCAAAAGCATTTAATTTTAAGTTGTCAAAACTCAGTGCTGCTGAAATACTTCCACTAATGTTTCCAATTGAGGCAGTTATGTCTGAGAGTGATCCACTTACACCGGCAATCTGTCCCTGAATATCATCAAGGAAAGCATTTACATTATCAACAATAGAATTGTTAGCATCATTGATCGCGTCCTTATTAGCAAAGATTGCATCGGCAACTAAGTCTTCGGCATAACATATAGGAACGGATGGTGATGCTAGTGGTGAAGTTGATGCAGTTCCAACTTGACGTGCTTGCTCTGCCTTTTTTTGCAATTCGTCAGGATTGATTGCTTTGGTGAGTAAACCTTCTATCATTCCACCTAAAGCACCAGTAATCTTACCATAAAGACAAAGAATAAGTTCAGTAAGTATTTCCTTCATATCACCAAACAAATGTCTTAGACTAGACGGTATAGCAGCGACCACTTTCGTCAATGTCTTATTCAGTAATTTTAAGACATATTCCATAATTTTATCAAAGACCACTTTCATATATTTGGAAATTTCACTAGCAGCTGAAGCAATGAGATCTTTTATATTAGAGAGAGTATTAGACACTGCCTCAATATAAGAGTTAATTGCTTTCATATACTTGTCGATCTTCTGCGTAATATTATCAATGACCGTTTGAATGGATTTTAGTGCGGATCCAACCTTATCATCAGGTTTCATTAAAGGAATTTTCTCTCTAAGTTTATCCTCTATCTTCACATGAGCCGCATTCATCTTGTGAACTGAAGTGATGCCCTCAATCGTCGCTCCTGGAACAGTTGGAGATCCTGGAGAGTTTGCTGCAGCACATCTATCTTTTATTCCTTGAGCAACTGCTTGTTGGATAAAATCATCTCTCGCAGCTCCAGTAAGTCCTCTCGCATCAGCAGTGGCTCTTGCGCTTTGTTGATCCTGAAACTGTTGTTTTGATAGTGGTAAATCTGGTCTTAGTCCAAATTTATTTAATGTTACTCCAGGTGGCGCGGCAGCACACTCCTTCGCTTGTTCTGCTGGTTTTGGTTTCTCTACCTCTTTTCCTTTATCTGGAACTTTTTCTTTAGTCGGTCCACTTTTCGGCTCTTGTCCTTCAGCATAACCACTAGTCGCAAGACTCCCTGGAGTTTCGTTTGTAACGCGATTGTCGCCAATTTTAGTGGAGAGTGCGGTTTGCTCATTGTTCCCGAGCACTCCCATAATAACTGGAACTTGTTGATCTTGTCCATCCAGAAAGAAACCAAAAACCATCATTCCTTGACGAAGGTTTGAGGTTTGTCCAGAATTTGTTTGTCCTCCACCTGCCGTAACAGGATACATAATCTGCGCCCAAGGCAGTTGATCTGAGGGAATAACTGTTTCGCCTTGGTCGTGAAGTCCTATGATACGAACTTTATATCTTCTTCCCCACCCTGGAATTGAATTTTTACTCTTGTGAATTCCTGGTGATATGTTATCTCTCCAAGTAGAGTCATCAGCGATCTGCCCTACCCACCAGAGGAAACTACCACCTAAAAATCCTGGATTAAATAAAGTTCCTTCACTCATTAGTCGTCGTACATTCTACATTCAAGGGCGTCTGGATTATCATTACAATATAATTCCAAACCAGTTGGGTCATGATTATCATTGGGATGAGTTTCTATCCACCTCTCAAGGGCATCTAATTCATCCTCAACATGTCTTCTTGCTTGTGCAGAAACTGTGGGATCATCTAGTATTTTTTTATCTTGTTCGATATGTCTTTCTACGCTTTCCATGTCATTGCGTATAATAGTTTAACTATTTAGAGGTAATATGAAATTTTAATGATATATTTATGATGATTTTGGGGAACCTTTTCTTCCAAGAGAATCTCTACATAAAGTTAATTTGGTATATCCACCATCTCTCTTACTAATATAGTGACACAACTTTGCAATCACATAACCTCCTCCAAATTGTTTGTCCATAACTTTTGTATCTTTTGTAGAGAGTTCTGGAGAATCAACGAAGAAGTAATCTCCCGCGTGTAAACTAAAATCAGCAGTGATTGTGACTTCAACTTTAGATGAAAAAAATTGATTATATCTCATTACAGATTGATTTAAAACATTTTTTGGATCAAAATTCTCCTCTGTAGATTTACTAATTTGTTCTTTTGAATCTCCTGTGGGTAAAGTTCCTTTATCTAAAAGCATATATTGAGTCCTTGAAAAATCTTTATTTGTCCCCTCTTGGTTGAATTCTTTATTAAATTTTGGCAGGTTTTTTCCTGCTTTTTGAAGATTTTTCTCTCCACCTTTATCTCCCTGAACATTTGGATTTACAACTTCATAATAACAGGTAAAGGGATCAAATAGAATTGTCCTTGTTGAATATGTACCAATTTGTAGTTTTGATTTAACACTTCCGGCAGAGGTGGTGACATTATACTCCAATACTTTCCCTCCATATTCGGGAGGAATAGTTGATCCTCTTCCGTCAGGAGTGTTATTATAGATATAACTTTTGTATTTTTTCTTGGCACCGCCAGGTTCATTCTCTGAAAGTAATCCATCTACAGATTTAAATTTATATCCCTCAGAGGTTTCAAAGAAAAAGAAACCTGCAGTATTACCTTGAGCATTTGGAGTTTGAGGCACTGCTTTTCTTGCAAGTTGTAAAATAGTAGCAAATGGTCTCATATTATTTCCGATATGATTGAGATTATTGGTGGTTTCTTCTATATCTAACTTCTTTTTACCGTCAACTTTTAGAGTTTCTTTAAGTATGCGAGTAATGTGATCAGATATTTTTCCATCTAATCTAAAATTCACGGTGGTTTTATAATTTGTAATTGCTTCTTTCGATCCAAGATTTACAGTAACTACAGTTGAGTTCTCTTGTGTAATAGGTGCTATTGTATCTGTGTATAAGGTAACTTTTATTTTTTGTTTATTTGGATCAGTAAGTTCTAACTCAACTTTTTCAGTTCCAACCATTTGTAAAGCGTCTATAGCTGTTTTTAATTCACTATCTTTTTTTACCGTTCCTGTATCCACATAAAGAATATCAACCTTGAGCGTAGGACTCAAAATGTCTTCAAAATAATATAAGTCAGTAATCAAAGATCCAATATCTGCTTTCGTTTTTTCATCATTGGAATACACCAAACATTTATCAATGTTAAAATCTTTAGATTGTGCTGATGTAATTGGTTGATTAGACATCTTTTAAATTTTTTCTTACTTCTATTTAATGAAGTTCGGTGCCATCTAGAGATGGATCTGAACCTCCACCACCACCTCCACCAAAACCAGAGGATCCAATTTTAACAACTGGACCTGGTATCGTTACAACCTCTGGTGTAGAAACACGATAAGTATAGTCATCTTCAGTCTCAGGAAATCCATCCTCGGTATATTGACTCAGAATAGAAATCAAACTCTCTGCGGCATTTCTTCTTTGATGTATTGTTTCTGTTTGATTAATAATATCATAAAAATTAACTCCAAACAAATTTGTGGAATCAGCATCAACAATATATTCTCCTGGATGAGTTAATACATATTCAGTTTTGTTTATGAGACCACCCTCTTCTGCTGCAGTAATCCATTTTTTCCAACTTTGATCTGGATTTTTTGGAGGTGGATCTTTTTTTGTGCGTTGAGATGCATAGTGATAAAAATTTCCTAAGGGATGAAACATTGGATCTCCCGCACCTCTACTTCCCAATTGACTTTGACCCTTAAAGCTTTCTCTACCGTCAAGTTTTATTAAAGCCGAAGCAATTTTACCCTGATTATTTTTTAGTTGTTTTGCAAGTTTAGCATCATATCTTGCCAATCCCTTATAAACTGCTTCATATTGACCACCTTGTCTGCCAACCGCACGAATGGTATTTGGCCAATTAGGACTAGCAACGCGAGTCAAAACATTAGCAGCGACTCCATAAACATCATCACCAGGACCGGCTTCACCGCTTACAATGTATGCTAATTCATTAAAATCAGCATCAGTTAAACCTTTAAGTCCACCACTAGGAACAAGTGAACTCGTGGGCCCAGATATATTTTGATCCATTTGTGCGGTATTTCTTTTTGCACTGTCTTTTAACTCATTATAATCTGTGGCAGTTCCATGAAGTCCATCAGCAGCTCCTTTGTATCCTCCATAAAAATAGAATCCATATTTTTTTACAAGTTGATCTAACTTTTCATTAATACCACCATTCTTTTTACTGAATGGATGAGCGACACCAAGAACTCTGACTCTTGCACCTATTGATTTTAAATATGAAAGTTGTGCCTCTACCGATGCATAGTCTCCTAGGGAATTTGCGATGCCAGTTGATAAGTCGATCAACATACCCTTTAAGGCGTCTCCTTTTGATTTGAGTATACTCAAAACAGCCGCGGCACCTCTACCTTGAAAGGTGTCACTTGTCTCAGAACCTGTTCCACTTCTTCCAGCGAATCCGTGAGCGATGCTATCACCAATCACAAACTGAGCCTCACCACCAAATTGTGCCAAGGGGTTAGTTCCGGCATCTTCACCTTTCTGTGCTGATGGATTTCCTGTTCCACCACCATGACTAGATTTTTTTCTAAATTGTTCTTTGATTGATTCTAGTAACGAATTAACTGAATCTATCATAGTGTCTTTAATGCTATTTCTAACCCAACTTTGAATATCAACAGGACCAATCTCATCTAATAATGACTTTTTTGTATTACGAACCTTAGTATTACCTAACATATAATTAAATAAATTATTCACCGCTGCTGCGAGAGAGTTATAGTCACCCTCCGAAGGGTTATTACCCATGATCAATTTAATTGGCATTTGCATAAATGGTTTCAAAAATGTTCCAGAAGATACAATGGTATATGAGTTACTCAAATAACGATATGGACTTACATAGTTTGCTGCTTCTGGATTTGGAAAGAAGGTTTCTATATTAGTTTTTCCATTTAGTTTTCCTGTGCCAGGATCGACGTATGGTGCATCTCCACCAGATCCAGCACCTGGAGATAATGGTGACATTGGAATTTCAATAGTTCTTGATATCGTTTTTAGACCACCAGTTCTAGTGATTCCACCACTACCAATCGCTTCTTCACCCTCTCGGGCAACTGCACCACCAGAGGCATATCCCATTGCCTTTGTTGCACGAGGTCCATATAAACTTCCAAAAGAACCCTTTTCTTTTGCAAGAGTTCCTAAACTTAAAGTATTTACTATCTCTCTGATTTGTTCTCTTATTCTTGCATCAAGTTTTTCAAGATTTTCCCTTTGTCTTCTAATCCCATCAGCATCACCAGTAAGAGACATGATACCAAGATTAAGTAACTCTCCTGCATATCTAAACGGAGCTCCAATAATGTCTAGTAATGTTCCAACTCCAGTTGAAACAAAATTAAAAAATTTAAGTCCAGGAAGAGCAGCATTATATGCGACAAGTTTAAGTGCTCTGGTAATTGGATTTGGATCTAAGTTTGCTTCCTTTAGTTGATATGCGATATCATTTTCAAGTTTTTTTGTAAATTTTCTCTGTTGAAATGTCAACTCACCTAAAAGTGAAGATGCTAATCCAACAAGGGCAACAACACCCACACCTCTTGCGAGAACACCAATTTTCTGACCAAGAGCTTGAATGGTCGCTCTAAATCCTTGTCGTTTTACTATTTCTTCTCCGACTGCTGTTCCAATATTATTTACCGCACTTTGATTAGCATCTGCTTCTGCTTTTATCACAATCAAATCTGAGAATAACATTCCGGCAATGAACATACTGTTCATAACCTTGTTCATTAGTCCTAACGTTTCCTCATATTTTTTAACACCAGCCTCACCACCAAGAATTTTTGCTTGCTGTTTTCCAAAATCAATAATTCCATATACTTTGTCTATAAAAGTCACCATTGCATTTAAAATTGTTCCCGCAAAATCAATTGCGAAGTTACCAACTTTAAGGGTAGTGATTAATAGTCCTTTGAGTTGTGGTAGATATGGTAATAGTTTAAGAGCTAGTGATCCAAATAAAACAGTGAATAAAAAGTTCTTTATACTATCAAGAAATCCAAGGCGTGGAGTAGAAAATCCTTTGATGTTATTTAAATTACCTCCACTATCCTCATATTTTTCAAGAGATTCCTCTCTTTCTCTTCTATCATTGTCTTCTTTTAATTTTCTTCCCTGATTAAATGCAACACTTCTAAACTTATTTCTCTGCCCTACAAGTTTTTCTACTCGAATAGTTTGTTTTTTAATTACGAAAGCAGCAGGATTTTTTTGTTTAATATATGCCATTTTTTTTATGCTCTCAACTCCAATCTATCTTGTTCCCAATTAGGTCCAGAATCACCAGAGGAACTCATAGAGGATCCTGAGGGAATATAAGTTGGTGGAAGTTGATTTATGATTGGCTCAGAGTCTTGAACAATCATCTCTGGTCGTTGATCTATTTTTCTTCCCGTATATATTTCTAAATGTTTTATCAGTTGAGAAGCTTTTTCGGATCTTTGCTTTTCATTTTCTACTGCATTTATCAT